GATCGGGGCCGCGCTCGGGCTGCCCTATGAACTCGTGTTGAAGGATTTTTCAAAGACGAATTATTCGAGCGCCAGGGCCGCGCTTTTGCAGGCATATCGCGTTTTCCAGGTCTGGCAGCAGATGCTGGTGCGGCACTTGTGCCAGCCCATGTGGGAGCTGCTCATGGAGGAGGCCTGGCTCAGAGGGGAGCTGGAGGCGCCGGGATTCAGGAAATACCAGTGGGAATACTGCAGGACAAAGTGGATAACGCCCGGATGGAAAAGCGTGGATCCGAAAAAAGAGGCCGAGGGACAGGAAATACGGTACAGGATGAGGACCACGACCCGGGCGGACATATGCGCGGAGGAAGGAAACGACTGGGAGGAGATAGCCGAGCAGGCGGCGAGGGAGGCCCAAAAGGACATGGAGCTGGGTCTCGGTAATATCAAACCGAAAGAACCGGGAGGGAGCGACGACGATGCCGATGCCGACACCGAGGAGGAATGAGAGCGAGCGGGAATTCACGAACCGCTGCATGGGCGATCCGGTGATGACCGAGGAATATCCGGATGAGAGCCAGCGCCGGGCAGTCTGTCAGAAACAATGGGACAACGGCAAAAAAGCGCTGACACAGGATTTCAGCCGGGTGAGGGATGCTATCGACAACCACGCGTGGGCCATCCTGCCGGAAAAACTGCAGGCGATCGACGAGGTGATGGAAAAGCGCATGGCGGGCGATAACGAGGCATTTCTCATAGAGATAGGCGGAAAGGATTCCACGAGCTACATGCAGATAAACCCGGACGGTATCGCGGTGATATCGATCATGGGCGTCATGGGCAGGCGCATGAACATCATAGAAAAGGCGAGCGGAGGGGTCAGCTCGGAAATACTCCTCAAGGATATGGAAAGGGCGATCGATTCGCCGGACGTGCTCGGGATGATCCTGCATTTCGATTCACCGGGCGGCATGGTGGACGGCACGAGGGAGCTGGCCGAATACGTGAGTATGGCCGGCCAGATAAAACCGATAGTCGCATATACGGACGGCGTGATGGCGTCCGCGGCGTACTGGATGGGCAGCGCGGCAGGGGAGATAATCGCGTATCCCACGGCCCAGGTGGGAAGCATCGGCGTGGTCACCATGCACGTGGACAGATCCGGCCAGGATAAAAAGGCCGGCATACAGAGGACGTTCGTATATAACGGCAAATACAAGAGGATCGCGGCGGACAACAAGCCGCTGGACGACGAGGGCAAATCCTATCTACAGGAGATGGTGGATGGGATATACGAAATAATGGTTAAGGATATAGCCGGATTCAGGGGAGCGGATCCGGAGGATATATACGGCCAGGAATCCAGGGTCTATCTGGCCGGGCAGGCGTTAAAGCAGGGACTGGTGGACAAGGTCGGGTCATTCAACGACGCATATACAAATCTAAAAAGGAGGATCGGAATAATGGATAAAAACGAATTAAAAACACAGTACGGGAGTCTTTACCAGGAAGTAAAAGAGGAGGGCATTGCCGGGGCCTCGGCGAACGACATTGCGGAGCATCATCCTGAAAAGATAGATGCATGGAAACAGGAGGGCATGGAGCAGGAGCGGAAACGGATCGCAGAGATCCGGGAGGCCGCGTTTGACGGACAGGACGAGCTTGTGGATAAGCTGATCGCCGAGGGAGTGACCGCCGACGATGCGCGAAAAAGACTGATAGCGGACCAGAAAGGCCGGGTACAGAACGACCTGAAAACCATTGAAAACCAGGATACAGGCGATTTAGGCGCGAATCCGGACGGCGGCGTGAAATCGAACGTCAAGGCGACCGCGAAAACAAAGGATGAGGCCGGGGATAAGTTAACGGAAATAGCGAAAGGCATACAGGCTGATGAGATGTGCGGTTTCGGTAAGGCCTTTGACAAGGCAATGAGTCAGAATCCGGAACTCGCGAAGGTTTATAACGGCAAATAAATAATATGTAATGCGCAGGGCGCAGGGAATAAAAAGGATGGAAATAAATAATCAAAGGAGGATTGAAAAATGACATACGCAGCGGGAGGAGTACAGGCAAAACCGAGCGGGCTGATCACTCGTGAAGCGGCCCGGGACCTCAGTTCATATCAATATTGCGCCATGAAAATGGATAGTAACGGCAGGATCGATTATGTGGATACGAGCAGCTCCGGAGTGTGCCACGGCGTGCTGCAGAATGATCCGGACGCGGCATACGAAGAGGCGGAAATAGCAACCGAAGGTACCAGTCTTTTATATGTGAACGGTAATTCGACCAATATTTCCATCGGTGATCCGCTTGGATCGGACAGTTCTTATTACGGCGTAAAGGTAGAGAGTGACGGGGACCAGTATTTCGCAATAGCGATGGAGGCGTCCACAGCGGACGGCGATCTGATAGAGGTCAAGCTGCTTGGAGGACCGCAATATTTATATGTAGCGGGATAATCGGGGTTATTATTATACAGGGAAGTGATCGAAATGAATGCAATAAAAATAAAAGGAGGAAAGAGAGATGCCACAACATTCAGATGTTCATGTCGATCGACCCCTGAGTAATTTCGCGGTCGAATATCAAAACGCGGCTTTTATTGCCGGCATGGTAGCACCGTTCGTGCCCGTAAACAATAAGAGCGATTCATATTTCATCTATACCAAAAAGGATAAGTTCACTCTGCCCGAGACCATACGAGGCCCGAAAGACAAGGCGAACGAGGTGGACTGGAGCGCATCCACATCGACATACGGGTGCATCGACCATGCGTTGAGGGAATTTTTATCCGATTCGCTCGTTAATAATTCGGACCAGGGCGTGGACCCGAGGCGCAGGACAAACAATTTTTTGACGGATCTTTTATTGCTGACATTTGAAAGGGTGATCAGCGCGCTCGCAACCACATATGGTAATTACGGATCGAGTTACAGGGTGCAACTGTCCGGAGGCGATCAATGGGATTCGTATGCTACGAGCGACCCCATAGGGGTGGTTGATACGGGCAAGGAGGCGTGTTTTATAGAGCCTAACACCATGATCATGGGCAAACAGGTATGGACGCAACTGAAAAATCATCCCCAGATACTGGACAGGATTACCGGCGGGGCCACCAAGGTAAATCCGGCGATGGTGACGCCCGAGCTGGTGGCGGAGATATTCGAGGTCGAAAAAGTGCTGATCGGCAAGGCAAAATACAATTCGTCCAATAAGGCCCAGACCGCGTCATATTCGTATGTATGGGGCAAGGATGTGGTGCTCGCGTATATCGAGGACCAGCCCTCGCTCGAGGGAGTATGCGCATGGAAGACATTCCGCTGGAATCAGATGACGACCGGTGAGGGTTTTCAGACGCGGACATACAGGAACGAGGAGAAAGGCGGCGGCGGCGAGTATATCGAGGTTGAGACATCCTACGATGAAAAGGCGGTCTGCACGGATGTCGCGTATCTGATCGACGCGGTAATATCATAAGATGAGCGTGCATGGTTCTAAGCGCATGATTTCAAGCTCTCGTCCGCGGCGTCAAGCCGGGATGGACAGGATTCATGCGCTTAGCGCTTTGCATGGAAAAAGGAGGCGCAAAATGAGAAAAAACATACCCAAGAAATTCTGGATACCGGTTATTGCGCTCGCCGTAATTTTCGCGTGGGTGATGCCGGCGATCGGAGTTTATTATGACGGTAATTTTACAAATGTGCTTGTCAAGGGGTTTATCGAGATCCCGGAGCTATCGAGTGCTCCGGGCACGCCGGGGAGTACGAGCTGGAGACTATATACATACAATGACGGCGTGTATGTGAAAGACGACCAGGGATCGGCGACCAATCTCATAGGAGGGGGGACGGCCTGGGATGATATAGCAGCCCCGGACGCGAACGATTCCATTGATTTCACCGATTATTACATTGATTTCGATTTCGGGGATACGGATCACGATATGTATACGATCTGGGCCACGGGCGCGTTCGGCGACGTGACTTTATTGACGCTCGAGCAGAAAACCGGAGATCCGACGGACGGGACCATGCTCGAAATAAAGCTGGCGGACAGTGAAACGGACCCGGATTTTGTGAGCATGAAGTCAGGAGCAACGGAGGAGGTTAATTTCGCAGCGGACGGGACATTGACCATTTCCGGAGGGGATCTCACCTTGACCGCGGGCAGCGCCACGATCGGCGGTGACCTGGATGTGA